GCAAGATCGACTTCGGGACCGCGTGCTCGCGAATCGCTCGCCTGTGTAAGACCGGCCTTCTCGTCAGCACCATCTTTGCCTGCACGGCGGTTCCATGCGGGGACATCGCTCACAGCGAGACGGTAGAAACGAAGCGCGCACTTATTGTCAGCGACATGCTGATAGGCCGTCACGAACAATTCTTCGCCATCATCGCTGTAGACCGCTTCCATGGGCAACCGACACAGCGGACACCCCTCCAGCTTCGTCTGGTCGGTCATCAGTCCTGCCTCGGCGTAAAGCCGTACTGCTGCGCCTGATAGGGTGCCAACTGCGGCAGCACCTGCGTCGGCGGCGTCACCGTCTGGCCGCGCGTGATGTCGATGCCGCCAGTCGCCGGGTTGATGGCGATGCCTGAGCCCTGCGCCACCGCATTGGGATCGCTGGTGCCCATGCCGGTGAAGACTTCGCCGTCGGGCGTCGTCGTCTGCCAGTAGCCGTTGTCGCAGGCGATGGTGATGTTGCTGCCGTTGGGCGCGTAGTGGCAACGCACCTGCTGGCTGTGCGAGTCGCTGGCGGCGAGCAGGACGCCGGCCAAGAATCCGAGCGCGATGGGGATGTGCTTGTTCATCCAACTATCCTAGCGATAAAAGAAACCCCCGTCCATGGATCATCTCTGGGGGAGTGACATGGACGGGGGCCGACGCGCGACTTGGGATTGTGGCTGTGGGCTGCCGCGCGCCGTGGGTTCCTAGATGTAGCCGCAGGATGCGCCGGGCGTGCCGGCCTTCACCTCGTGGCCGCGCGCGTCCATGCAGGCGAAGCGACCGGTCGGCTGGAAGGCCGGCGGCTGCGTCGAGGTCACGCGCTGCGGACCGAGCGGCACAGGCTGCGGAGCCGGTGCAACCGGACCAGCAGTCGCAACGCCATCGAACTGCGCGCGCGGCGCACAAGGCGTCGGCGTGCCACGGAAGGCGTAATAGGTAGCCTTGTCATTGCACATCAGCTCCCGCGCGGCCTGCGCGTATCCGGCGTTGTGGATCATGGCGATCTTCTGGCGCGTCGCGCAATCCTCGTCGACGAACGTGCCGCCGGCCGCAGCGCCCCAGCCAATCACGGAAACACCCCCACTCACAGCAAGGGTACATGGATTCCCGCCACTCACAGGAGGAGCGTAGACCGTCGGAGTCGTCCGCACGATGTTGTCGCTCGACGTGTAGCCGGTGTTGGAATTGCTGTTGGTCGTGCCGCCGGTCACCCGGTCGGTGTTGTTGGCCGACGTGCTGCCCGGTGCATTGCTCGTCTGGTTCAGCGTGACGCCCGTGTTGGTCGTCGAGTTGACGCCCTGCGTGGCGTTCTGCTGCGAGCGGTTGCCGGTGGCACCGCCGCCGACGGCGCGCGAGGACGAGCTTGAGCCCGACGATGCGCCGGAAGTCGAGTCGCTGTTGGAAGTGCTGTTCTGGGTCTGTGCGTGGGCAGTCGCGGCCATCGCCACGACGGCGATGGAACTGAGAAGAGTCGTCTTGAAGGCGTTCATGGGAGTTTCGATTCCTGACTGTGATGGTTGGTAGCAGGCCAGAACCCCCGCCACCGAGAAGGAACACTCGATGACGGGGGAACCTGCATCGACCTGACGAGTCAGGCCGACAGGCCTTGCAGATTGAGGCTAGGGGTTGATCTTGAAGGTGATGAACGTGCCCGAGCCGCTGCCCGTGCCGGTCGACGCACCCGCCGCAGCCGACTGGCTGTGGTTGGCGGCGAGGCCCAGCGCGAACTGCGCGTTGTTGCTCGTGCTGGCCGCCTGATTGGTCTGGGCAGCCTGCGACGTGCTGGAGCCCGCACCGATGACGTTCTGGCCGGCGGCCTGACCGCTGGAGGTCGCTGCACCGCTCGTGGTGCCGGCGGTCACGCCGATCAGGGCAGCCGCGCCATTGCTGGACGAGGCCGACGCCGAGGTCGACTGGCTGTTGGCGGCGGAAGTGCCGACGCCAATCGTGAGCTGCTGCGCGCTGGCACCGAACGCCAGACCCACAACAGCAACGCCCGCGAGCAGGGCGATCTTGAGGTTCTTCATGGAAACGTCTCCGATTTGTCGTTAACGAAAAACGCATGCCGGGAGACGTCAGCATATGCCTTGCCCCCATCAAGCGCGGCGGCAGTGAGCCAGCAATCCTGTCGATAGTCAACAGGCAAATCACCGGATGGTCACAGAAAGATATTGCACTCAATCGTAGGGGTTGCGTATCTCGCCGTCCTCGCGGCGCAGCTCGTCGTAGAGCGCTTGGTTCTCGCCAAGATCGACGTCGACCATCAGCGAGTCGTCGCCCATGTCGCCGTCCTTGCGCTCGGTCGTGACGCCCATGGTCAGCCAGCGGTCGGCGAAGTATCGCGTCGCCTGACTGAAGCTGTCGATGAAGTCGTCGTGCCGCGTCGTGCCCGGCCCGGCGTAGGTCGTCAGCTCTTTCACGAATGGCTCGCACCAGCTCCGGGGCTCGCCGCGCACGGCTTTGGATTCGGGCAACCAGATGCGCCCGTTGGCGGCGACGTGGCTGACCGCGTGCAGACGACTCATCTTGTCAGCCTTGCCGGGATTGTACGGCCAACTGTCGATGCCCTCGTACTGCAGCGTCTGGCGCAGCGAGATGCCGGAGCCCTTGTCCTCGATGATCAGCAGGTCAGGGGTCTTGATCTGCTCGTGGTACTGGCTCGGCCCGATCAGCGGCTTGAAGATCAGGTCGACGCGCCGGCCGTAGCGCGCCTTCAGTTCCTGCTTGGCACGCTTGATCAGCTCAGGAAAGCCAATCTGCTCGTGCCAGCATTCGAGCAGCAGCATGTGCCACTTGCGCTTCTCGGGGAACACACCCCACACCGTGCAGGCCGTGAAGTCGGGCTCATAACTCTTCTTGTCGAACGTCGCCTCGGTCAGCGCCGTGTCGAGCGAAATGAACACGAAGTCGAACCACGGCAGCGGACGACTCGTCGGCCACAGGTTAAGCCACGAGCGTTTGATGATCGCCGCCTCGCCGACTTCCAGCAGCTCGCCCAGCACTTCCTGCCGGTAGATTTGCGTGCCCTCGTACTGCGCCAGCTCGTCGAAGAACGCCTCGGCGAGGTTGGCACGATTTTCCATCGTCGTGCCCATGACGACTCGAACGTCCTTGCGCGCCAGCATGTCCTTGAGCCAGTCGATTGGACGCGGCGTCGTGGTGTAGAGGCGCTGCGGCTGAACCCGCCGGCCATCAGCCGTGGTGAAGAACAGGCGGGTCGACAGATCGATGTTGCTGATCACGTCCTTGGCGTTGTGGCCCCACGTCGCGATCTCGTCGCCCCATGTGAAATGCGACTGCGGACCGCGCAGGCGATCCGGCGTCTCGGCCGAGAACCCGCGAATGATGGTACCGTTGACCAGCCTGATCTCGAACAGCGAGTTGTTGATCTGCGCAATCATCGGCGCGGGGATCGAGTTGATGAGCCCCGACGGGCCACCGAAAACGACTCCACGCAGATCGCCATAAGTCGGTGCGATCACATGGATCACGCAGCCGGGGTAGAGCCCCGCGCAGCGTCGCACCCAGCTTGCTCCGACCAGTGTCTTGCCAAATCCACGACCGGCCTGCACGACGCACAGGCTCCAGCCGTCAATCGGGATGATCTGCTTGTAACGCGCGCGCTCGGCCCAACGATGCTCGGCCTCGATGAAGGCCATCTCGTGATCGCTGGTCGCCGCGAGTCGTTGGCGGAGGGTGCTCACTCCGCCAACGTATCACATCAGTGACGACCGCCGTGCCAGTGGCCACCTGAGCCGTTGCCGTGCCACTGGCCACCATGCCACCAGCCCCAGCCGCCGTTCCAGAACACCCACGGGATCACGATGGGTGGCGGATAGTAGGGCTGCGGCTGGTAGTAGACCGGCGGGCCCTGCGCGTACTGCGGGGCCGGCGGGTAGTAGGGCGGACCGTAGACCGGCCCCTGTTGAGCGTAGACTTGCGCTTGGCCGTATTGCGGCTGCGCCTGAGCGTAGGCGTAGCCGCCCTGACTGTAGTAGCCGGCGTTACAGTAGACGAAAGCCACGAGCAGGCATCCAATCATGGCACAATCCTCCTGTACGCCTATACGGTCGCGATTGTGGCGGCTAGGCGGCGACCACGATGTTCGAATCGACCGAGGTCGAGCCACCGGCATTGGTCGCCGTCAAATGGCAGGCGAAGGCCCGGCCCACATCACTGACCGCGAGCGGATACGGCGTGCCGGTGCCGACAACAGCACCGTCAGCCCACCATTCGTAGGCGTAGCCGGTGGGCTCGCCGATCCAGTTGCCCATGGTGCAGGTGAGCGTGCTGCCTTCCTGCGCGGCGTAGGGTTCATCGACCACGGTCGGCGCGGCCGGCGGAACCGGCGGCGGGACATCAGGTGCCACGTCATGCACGGGCGGCTGCTCGGCGGGCTGCGTGCCGACCGGCACCGCGACGTCGTGGTTGGCCACCGTCATCGGCGTCACCGCGACCTGCGGCGTCGGAGTCGTTTCGATGCTGGCCGGCTCCGGCGTCGTCGTTGCAAAGGTGTTTGGATCGCTCATGTGCCGTCTCCCGTGGTCCCGCTGCTGTCGGTGGCCGGGTCGGAGGGCGGGCTTGCTCCATCTCCGGCGTTGAAGGCGTCGTTGAGAACCTGCGCTGCAGTTCTCTCATGCAGCTCGCGCAGCACGGGATACGGATCGACGGGCGGCGGCGGCACGTTCGAGAGCATCGACGCGTCGATCAGCGCCGCCATGGCGCGGTTGACGTCGTCCTGCACCCCGGACATCGTGCCATAGATGCCGCGCCAGTCGGTCAAGCCGACGGAATAACGACGATGAACGCGCAGCGGCCCGGTCGTGAAGTTGGAATTGATATCGTTGTCCGCCGTGCGGGGGCGCAGCAATGAATGTTGTCTCGCGCTATGCCACAACTCTTCTGCCGGGCCGACATAGTATCGCGTACCCATGCCATCGATCTTGTCGGTGTTGACCAGCGCCAGCATGCGCTCGGTCAACACCTCGTCGTCGCTCAGGGCAAACCAGCCGCGTGCCCGCGCCAATATCTGGACGCTATCATCGACAAACAACCGGCGCTCCTCGAAGAACGCACGCTCATGCATGCACTCGACCCTCGGCATGGTGTCGAGCCAATCATCGAACTCAACACGCAGGTCGGTCTCCTCCATGACCTTGCGCGTAGGCCACGGCAGAGGACTGTCCTCGATCTCGTGACGGGTGAACCGCCGCACGCCGACCCATTCAAACGCCGCGAGATGCCACACGCCGTTCGACATGGT